GGGGCTATTAACCACTGTGACTAAATAATCACTCGCATGTTCGCGTCATTTATAATGTAGTAAAGCAGTCTGCGGATTAGGAAATATTGAACCTAATTCATACATCTGTAATCAGTACTACATGCCTCTTTGGCTCCTATTTAGGTAACGTTGAAGTTGAGGTAAACTCCACCGAGCAGTTTTAAGTCATGCCGGACAGGGGTTCTACTTTTCTATTAGGTATCCATGGGAGCGGAATCTAATAGAGCAGCAAATTTTTTGGGGAATTTGGGTTTACCTAAACATGAAACAATGGTAAATCCAAACTCAGTACATATAAGACCGTACACTGTACAATCTGGACGAAGAGTTTTAAATACTCGAGCATATTTGCGAGCTTGAGCTGTAGCGCGTTTCGTGTGATAAGCGGGTCCATCTCTAATGTTCTTGCATTCAATACATAAAATGGTCTGTTCAGTTTCATATAATAAATCAATTTCTCCGAACGTGGCATTGCAGATAATGGCATTCCTAAGTGTAGGTCTGCCAAGAACTTCAATTACACGTTCTTCGAGGTCAATATATTGTAAAGGTTCTTCCTCTGTAGATTCAGGGCCTAACATGCCCTGCAATTCTACACAAATTTCCTCAATTTCCTCAAGTATGGAATCTGAACTAGATGTGGTATTTACAGTACCAGACTGTACTTCATATTTTTCGCGCCAATTTTCGACACGATCCTGGTAAGAAAGTAATAAACCAGGTACTGCTAAGTTTGCTTTCAGGGCAATCTTGGAAACCTGCTCACGACGATTCTCGTAAATTGTGGGACCATGATAAAACCATTCCCGTAATGCGCCGTCTAAGTTCATAGCGCTTACAGACATGGGTGTAACGACCTTGGATTTAATAATGGAATGGAGAGACTTGAAGATACTGTTCTCATCCAAAGCTCCAACATAAACACCTAGATCGGGATTGAATAGGTCCTTGCGTTTAAGAAAATCTGCTTTAAATCTCGACATGAAAGGAATCGGATCTGATTCCTTATCTGGCATAGTAAAAACGATATCGTTGGCTGCAAGGTAATTAGCCATAGATACGTGATTAAATTTGTCGAAACCTTCCCTCACCGATCCCTTTGCATCATCTCCATAAGTAGCGAGAGCGCAAAGATCACGAAAAGTGGCACGACGACCTAATCCTAGAATATTGAAACCAATGTGGTCCAATTCTTCATCAGAATAGGCGTCAAAAAAGGCAAGTCTATGTAATAGTGAGTTCACGATACTATTAATGTAGACAGTCATGTTTTGACCAGAGGGATTGGTGCCCATAAATCTGATCAAAGTGCCATTGTAGGCAACGAGAGGTGAACACACATCGTGTGCAATTGCTTTCATGATTTTGATATCTTGAGCGGTATAGTTTCCACTCCAAGTAGCGATTTCAATCATAGTTGCAAACGCAGTTAATGTAAGTTGTTCAGGCATACGTAGGTCGTATTTGGCGTAATCTCCAGCGATGACACGGTCATCGCCAAATTTAGCCATATGTTCACTAAGTTGATGCCATTCGGGGCCATGACTATTAATACCTACAGCACATTCAGCCAATAGCGGATTCACGGATAAGAATCTTGCTACTGGTAAATAATACTTTCGGATCAATATTTGCAAGGCAATGGGTGCTGCTTGGAATACTCGGACTTTCTCCTTGCTGAGCTTTGTAGGCTCATCTTTGAGAGAAGATCCAAATATTTGGTTGAGGAATATACCTTCATCTGCGCGCTCTTCGAGTTCGGCAGCGAGAGCCCAGATTTCGGGTGTAAAAGTGCGAGGTGCAGCATTTTCGGGAGTTGGTTCCAAATCTACCAAATAGTTTGATTTAGGACCACCAATAGGATAACCCATGGAGGTACTTGAATTCATACTATCGATAAATCTGACACCGTCTTTGCCAGACACAATTTCCACATTGTTTAGTGGTTTCATGTCGACAGACCATAACGATTTTTGTTTATTGAAGCAATCCTTCAGCTCAAACAAATAGTCATCCATTGCAGCTTCGACATGCGCAGGATCAAATCCATTAGAAGGTTGAGAACAGACGTCTAACGAGGCAAACCAGGGTTTCCATCGTTGTAAATCTGTATGACCATCTTCTTCACGGATAATAGGGTCAACGAATTTGGGAGGTCCCCACTGGTTTTTGACGCCAGTGACTTCCTCTACGATTTCTGAGATTGGTGTAGGAATAACTGCTGAATCAAAAGGATTACTGCGGGTGACAGTTCCATAAATTTCAACAGCTGATTCTTCGGAAATGTAATTGGATGGACATTTTCTGTGAACATCGGGGCTCACTAGAATTTGTTTACCAGCTACTACATCTTCAATATCAGAAGCTTGAGGGCCTTGAACGAATGTCTTACTTAGTTGGAATAATTCGTGCATGGCAAATTTGAGGTCTGTGGCTAATACGGCCATGCCACAGCCCTTGGTAGTGTCTGTAACACCACCAATGTGGAATCCTAAAATACCTTTCCTGTTAGTTTCAGAAACAATGGGTGACATACACATGCCGGCGAAAGTGTTCATGCCGGTTAGGTCATAGTATGCTCCATTGAAGACGTAAGGTCCGTTACTAACTCCTGGAGTGAATTGCCACATAATCTTGGAAGCAAACGATTGGGCTAGAGAATCTAAGCCATAAAGTGTTGCTTGTAGAGGTTGTGTGATATATTCGGAATTGAAGAAAGAAGTCATATCCTTCAAAGGTCCGGTATTTGGTACGTAGATGAGAGCTAAATCTGATTGAGCAACGCGTATTGTAAGTTTAGGGTTGAGTAAAAACTTAATAGGACGCTTTCCTAAAACAATTTTAGCTAATGCGGTTGCGGAAGGTAAAAAGTGATAAGGAATTGCAATGACATTGGTGGCCACTGCAAATGCCCCACAAAATTTGTTATCAATGAAAATTTGACCGAGTGCCTTGGAAATACGATTGTTAATCATGCTTGGGTTAGCAAAATAACTAGTGTAAGTTTCCTCGACAGGTGCGGTCCTTTTCCACGGATTGATTTGTGTATCACGTTCACGGATTTCGGCTACGGAAGCAGGTTGTAAGGATCCCTGCATGGAAAGAGATTGACGAAAAGCACGTACAACTTGCGCAACACCATAAATTAGTGCTAATGATGCGAATGCGCCGCAGGCGTATTGAATGTGCTTGTCCCGTGCATTTTGAAAGAGTTCGGGGAGTACTCCGCGTCGTTTTTGAATTTCATTGAGATAGGCGTTTTTCTTGGCCTCAACGACACCAGCATAACATGTAGAAAAATATAGTAATGCGGTGAAGAAGACAATGAATCCAAAATAGTAGCTAATCAAGGATGAAGAGAAAGTTAGAATTGCTGTAATGAGAAAATAGTTGTATACATAATTCTGGATTTCCTGTCCAATCCAATCTTGGCCAGCATATAGAATGCCTATTTTGACCCATTCATTGTCCATCCACGATTCGGGAACGTAGGATGTCCAATAAGAATAGGGTGAAGTCCAAAACCAAGAATAACCGTCGATAAGTGCTTTGACGGTAAAATCCTCAATCTTAGTTTCAGCAACGAGTTGGAATTTTTTGATCTGAATAGTACTTGAATCAAGTTTTGTTTTAAGAGTAGTTGCGATACGTTCACCGAAATGAGGTTCATATACGGCTTCGCAAGTACATCTTTGCTGAATGTGGTTGCATTCGGCACAGAGATTGATTAATCCAGCTGGGTCTTTAAAAGATTCAACAAGTGACGTTTGTTGTACATTGTGTTTTTGTGCTTTAACAGCAATGTAGTCCAAATAGTCAAAAATGTTCATATCTTTGTGAATAATTTCCCAAGAATTGAAGTTTTGTTTTCCTGGACCATCTCCAATTGGCTTTTTGATGTCGATAAGCCAAATATCATTGATGGTGTCCAGAGATCCACAAATTTCAAGAACTTTTTCAGAGTCGAGCATGTTGTCAGTCAAGAATTGAGGGCGAACCTTCAAATCGACGTGGACGTGACAACGTCTCAAGATAGACATAGGATTATTGGATGTAAGACCTGCATGTAGATCTTCAACATTAGTGGTAATAGTCATGACGCGTGGATCAATGGTGACCTTGCCTTTATTAGCAAGATCAGCCATAATTGCGGCTTGACGAATGTTGTTGCAGATTTTGATAATCCAGTCTGAGGGAGCGGTCTCCCAGAAGGCAGCTTTGGAATTGCCATAATCATCCATCTTAATACCGGTAATATAAGAACGATAAGACGACATATACTTGTCTTTCTCGTCCAATGTAACGATATATTCAGGTGATGATGGTACTCCCATAGCTTTGAGACCAGTTGCCATGGTAAGGTCTGCGAAAGTGGACTTCCCCATGGAAGATTTTCCACTAATTTTGGTAACGAATGGTGATTTGCGTAAACCACCAGTGACACGGGTAGCGATAAATTCGTTTTGCATTTTACTAAGAGCTTCCCATTTTTGTTGAACAATTTTCTTTTCTGGACCATTAGGCATGGTTTTGTAGAAGTGAGATAATTTTTCAATGGTATCGGTAAGTTCTTTATCGAATTGCGCTTCATCAGTTTGGGCATATTGCTGCAAGTTTCCGTTGCGTGCGAATTCCCAAAGAGTAGTAAGTCTGATGAATTGCTCTTCGAGTTCAATGATAGACGAAGAATTGAATAATAAGGGTTTTAGTGATCCTTTTTGAAAGCATTGGTATGCGCCTTCAGCGAAGAAAACTACGGTGTCAATAAGTGCATCGATGAGATCGAAAGCGTTGGCTTGTTTATTTTGGGCTTCAATTGCGAACAATTCAAAGTTGCCAAGGTTGCAAGACATGCGATCGGTTACACCGAGTGTGACCAAAAGTGATAGAACTCTAGAGATTTTCCCAAATGTGGGTGAACTAGTTAACAAACGCCAATTGTGAAGGGCATTTGTCATATCATTCAACCATTGTGGTCGATCTGTAGAGGATTGTGGTGTGAAATCTGTAAATAAGTCTTTGGCAATAGTGGTTAATTGCGTGATAATAGATTTAGAATGATGTGTTTTAGCGTAAAGTGTAAGTACGCTAATGAATCCAGTTGCGTTGCTAGTAGATGAAAGGGCGCCGTATAGAGCGACGAGGCCTTCAATTTTAGACATAGCTTCATCAGTCATTTGTGTGCGTAAATGAGCTTGAATGTTCAATAGATTGGGTAGACTAGTGAAGCTTTGTGGTTGGTAGTTTGTGATACCGGATTGTTTTAATAATAAATTGATTTGTGCATGAATGCGTTGACTTGTTTCCTGGTGTGTACCCTTGTTCTCCTCTTTGATTGTAATTGTCATAGTTGTGAACAAGTCGGGTTGGTTTTTTATGTCAGGGGTTTTAAGTCACAAGGTAATAAGCGTGTAATGATTGCTTAGTGCCTTCATGTTTTCGAATGATATTGGTAGGGACTACTATAAAGGGTCGGCTTACCAGGGCCGCCATGTGTTGATGCACATGGGAAATGAAGTAGTATCGTCCGCACACTCAGTAAAGATATTGGGTAGTCGAAGTTTACGATTAAACCGTCTCAAGAACAGTGGGGCTTGTCTTTTTATGTAATTCAGAGCTAAAGTGACTAGGATTTGTATTAGCTAGTTTATAACTATAAAGAATTAGGTTAAGATAGGTGCATGTTCGAAGGGATAGGTAACAGCCATCTCCAATGAAGAAGTTGGGCTATACAAGAAGTTGCTTGTAAATTAAGGGTGTAAATGGAACTGATCTGTACATAGTATGATCAGCGATAGAGCCAAATATGTCCCGGCGGAAAAGATGTTTTGTGAACATCTATAAAAAATCACGATGTTTATAGAGGGGTGCGACCTCTATTAATTCAACGTAAGTGAATGAGATTAAACGGAAAGGGTGATTTCCGAGTGTAAATAATAAGGGTTTACATTTATTACTTTCTTTATTTATTTTGTAGACAAATGTATCTAGCAAAAGTCGGGTGTGTACGACTTTGCGAGCTAGGGCTATTTCAATCGTACTGTTAGAATAAAGAGTTGCGATGCAGTGTAAGACTGCAT